AAAAGTAGCCATAAAACCCTTAAATGAGAAAGGGGGGACTAGCCCCCCAATCTTTATACCATTCGAGCAACTACAAGACGAATCTTGCAAGATGCCAAGTCCACAGTGCTACCAGATTCGTTTTGAACACGAATACTGACAACATTTGCGGCAGAGACATAAGCAGTAACGCTCATGCCAACTTCATCCACGGCAAAAGAACAACCCAAGACCATATCACCTAACGCAACGCCAGCAACGGCAACAGTTTCGGTTTCACCCGCACCATCAACCAAAGAACCAGCATCAAGCGTAGCAACAACAGACCAAGTGTCACTGAAAAGCCCACGGAAAGATTCGTTGTCTCGACTTGAAACAACAGCGGTAGCAGCAGCCATTTTGATTTCTCCTAATTAGGTTAAAAAGCCCCCCCACCATTAAGGCAGGGGGAAATTGCTATTAGCTAGGAACAACCAAAGCAAACATAGCAGAAGACTTAGCCAAACCAGTTGAAGCGGCACTACGCAAAGCGGCTACGCCATACAAAGTGTCACTTGTGAACAGTGTGGCAAGGTATTCTTGCTTGTATTGCACTTGTGAACGAACACCAACTTGCTCAACCAAGACCATAGCGTCTTTGTGACCCATTAAGCAAACACGAGCAATAGCCGAACCGCTTGTTGGGTAAGCGGCAGTAGCAGATGCTGAGTCAGCGTTGCTGGAAGTGAACACAGGGATACCATAGAGGTTACCGATTTCACCATTGCGGATAACATCGCCATTACCAACAAATGCTTGTTCGGTATAGCGAGCCAGACCCATAAGGGTATTGCGGCTTGATGGAGGAATCAGGAAGAAACGATTGTCCATAGGAGTATCGTTATCATCCAAACGCTGAATGGTTCGGCGAATAGACGAATCAGTCAGAGCAGAAGCATTACCAGTGTTGGTATTTGCTGTGTAGTCAAAGGTAGTTGTTCCGTCACCACCAATATAAGCAGAGCCATACTGAGCGCCAGTAGAGCCGCCGTTAGCGACACGACCCAACTGCACCAAGTCAGTATCAACTTGACGAGCCAAGGCATAACCAGCATCAGAAGTGTAGAACTGACGCATAGAGTTAAGTGCTTGTGCTTCAACAATATCTTCAATCAAACGTGAATATTCATAATGTTTGTTGATAGAAATGTCAATGATTGACTCAGTTGCGGCAATCAAAGTGACTGCTGTTTCTGCGGCTTTTGCAGAAGCTGAACCACGGGTAGGGGTAGGAATGTGAACAGTGTCACCTTTCTTGCCCTTGAAGTTCATCTTCATAACCAAGTTAGCTAAAACAAGGTTTTTCTTATAAGACGCAACGATTTCGTCTGACCAAATTTCAGGGATGAAATTAGCCGCTGTGGTAACTGTTACCGAGTTTGTGGGGGAAAATGATGTTGCCATTTGTGTACTCCAATAAAATCAAAAGTTAAATTATTTGACCCGTCCCTCTTGATACGCTTGCATGATCTCGTCACTCAAGGCATCGTAGCGGTTTGGGTCAGTCATCTTCAGCCGAATAAGGTCTGCCCTGCGATAGACTCTCTTTCCAGATTCACCAGTACCACCTACATCAACTGTTGCCGCCTTAAGGTTTGACTTGCGCTGAGTTTCCCCTGCATCTGTAGTCTGTTTAGCCTTAACGCCCTTCAACTGCTTATAGGTACTCAACAATTCATTAGCACTGTCATAGTCAAACTCACCATCAGCTTTAGCGTACAAACCAATGCGAATAGGTGAAGATTTCACCCAATTTGCAAAGTCTGCATCTTGAACAATCTGACCAAAATCAGGATGTTCTGCCGCTAACTTTTGCTGAATTTGCATCTTTTTGAACTCTTTACCAGCTTGTCTAGCCGCAAGTACATCAGGATGGTTATCTACAGTCTTACGAACTGCCGCCTGTGGATTCTCAAAAAAATCTACTTCAGGTTCTTCCTCTTGAATAGGTTGAGGTTTGCCAGCAAGGTTCTGCTTGATGAGTTCATCTGCTAATTTGCGTACTTCACCCACTTCTTGAGCTTGCTTGCCAATTAACTTTTCAGCTTCTTGGTGCATTTTGATAATGTCTGACAGTTCTTTGCCCCGATACTTGTCGGGAATGTCATTACTTATCGGCTCAACACTGGTTTCAAGTTTCTGCTTTTCAACAGCCTCTAACTCACCTAACATCTCGTCTGGGTTATCTATCAACATATTTGTCCTTTTTCCTGCCACTTTTGGGTTCTAGGATACACAACGGCATAAATGCTTATGTTGTGGTTTTTTGCTCTTGCACTAACTTATCACGATGTTTCTTGTCAAATTTCATCCATGAAGATGGAAAATGACCCGACCAACCTTCCAAGTTAATGCTTGGAGCAGAGATTGTGCGATTGGCTGAACCACCGCACTCACACTGAGTTTCTTGCGCCTCATAATCGCAATACCTCTCAATTCTGTGTCCACTTTCGCAGACAAATTCATAAATTCTTTTCATTCAATTCCTCGTAGGCTCGTTCACTGACCTCTTTCAAGGTTTTCAGCCAAGTCAAGATGGAAAGTTCACCTTTTTTGAACATTAAGGTCTTTTCATCAGGAATAACGCTTAGATTATTCAGCGACTCTATCATAATGTCAATATCTACAGTCAAATCCTTCCAACCCTCTGTTGACATCATGTCAAAGCGGCTTTCGTAGTATTTTTGAAGTTCTGGGGTCATGGTGCGACAGGCCAATCAATAGTCCAAGGGAAACCAGCCTGAGATGGCACATCCCGCAAGGCTTGGCAGTAATCTTTCCATGCCTGTGAGGGTGTCATATCACTGCGAAACCGCCAATCCGTTTCGGCTAGCTTAGTGTCCCTAGAAGCACGAACAGACTTGGCTTGTTCTGCGTCCTTGGCGGCTTTGTAAGCGGCTTCGTTCTCAGCCGCAGTCTTAGCTGGCTCGGTGTCTGTAGCTGGTGTGTCTGTAAAGATAGGGCCAAGGATGTACTTGGTGTACCACTTGCCATCAATCTGCTCCACACCAGAGGCTTGAGAGTATTGGTAGACAGTGCCGCCAGTAGCTTGTGGGCCTTCAAAGACAACATCAGCGCCAAAGTCGTTAATAGTTGCTTCAGTAATTTGTTGCGGGAAAGATGTGCTTGAGTGCAATTGACGAAACTCACCCTCATACATTACTGCGCCTGTTTCTCTGATTCTGATTTGCATGATGTTTCCTTATGCGATTGCCAAGAAGATAAAGGTTCCACCGCTTCCATTAATGGCGGCTGGCGCTGTACTGCTAATCTCAAACCCTGCGCTGTAGGTGTCAATATAGTCAGTCGATGTCACTTCAGCGGCTGTGCTGTTGAGCAAAAGGTAGGGATCGTTACCAGCAATAATACCCCTTGCGGTATCCCACACATACCAATCCCCAGTGCTGTCGGTTCGCTTTATGAGTACAAACCTAGCCCCTGCTGTAAAGCCACAGTTAATTTGCAAAGTTGTGCCTGTGCCTGTATATGAGCCTACTTTGGAAATGCCAGCGCAAGTTGCAAATAGGTAGGCAACGTAAGTGTTGCCAGAGTTATTTGTCGCAAAAGCTGTACCCACAGTAAATACACTACTTGTTGGCGTTGTATTGTTCCATAATGTTGAATCTGCCGCAGAAGCTTGTGTCTGATTTATAAAAACTCGATTAGTATTACCCAAAGAAGTGGCGTAAACAGCCCAATTATTGGCTGCATTTCTTCGTTTAACAATCATCAACTCAGGCACTACTGTCAGGTTATGACTAAACGCAGTCGCAACTCCCGTCCCCGTATAGCAAACCACATCAAAAAACGATGGGGCTCGTCTCCAAAAATAATAAATCCAGTTACCATAAGAAGCGCTGTTCCATCCAGCGCCACGGGTAATGTTTTGTGAGTCAGCTTTTAATTGAATATAGCCAGTGTTGGCTTCGACAGCAGTATTACTTGAAAATAAACTAGGCGCTTGTGTACTTTGCACATTATTAGGCGTTCCTAATCCACGCAATCTATCAGCAAACTGAAACAAGTCATAATCACTTGTCCTATCTGTTCCGTCTCTAGTAAATGAATTTACTAAATCAGGAGGAAATGGAACACCAGACGAATCAGGAGAATTTGCTTGAGCCACAGTATTGGGGTAAAACACACTACTTCCCGTACTTGGCACTTTCATCGGGCCACGGCGAATGGCTATGTAGATAAATGTTCCAGTTTGAAAATAGGTATCTGAGCCAGGGGCAAAACCAGTTGAGTTTATGGTCAAATATGATTGTGCATCTGTAGATTCAGCCGCTGAGGAATTTGGCAATAGAAAGTTTAAAATACCCCCTGCTGTCCAACGACGCATTACGTCTAAAAGAAACCAATTGCTAGTAGAGTCCGTTCTTTTAATTAGCACCCATTGTGGTTCATATCCAAGATTTACCGTTGTGTTACCAGTCCAAGTCCCACACGAAATCACATTGTCCGTACCCGTCAGGCCAAAGCCCCCTGCGTTACTTGCAAACAAATACCCGACCCAATTACCGCTATTACCAATTGAATTCTCGTTATAACC